ATTTTTCTTGAACGTCAGGAAGAACTCTCCAATCAGATTCAGATAGTAAAATATTTCTTTCACGCTTCTTTTTCATATATCTCTTTTTGAAAAAGAGATTTTGCTCTTCAATTTTTTCAACTCTTTTAAGATTTTCTAAACTTCTTAATTGCGTATTTACAATTCTTAAAGCAATAATAGCATCTACAAGATGTTGACATTGTTCTGGAGATGCTCCTTTGAAATTATATGTCTCCCAATAATTTACCTTTGTTTCAAAATTATATTTTAATTTTTTTCTTTGGCACAAATATTCACCTGTATTGAAATAGATGAATACCTCCATTTGATCTTTTTCATTGTGCCAGAAATTTCCAATAGATGATAGAAATTTTTGTAAAATTTCATCACTTACATCAATTCTTTGAGAACTTGGTACAAATGTAGTTTCATCAATACTATCAAAATATAAGATGTATTTATTGATTAGATCTAATTGTAATACCTCTTTTCTGGTAATAGTTTCCATTATTTTTCTACCTTGTTATACCATCCAGTCAAAATATATTTATCGGTTGTCAATACTGTATTACCTTTATGAACATGTGTCATTCCAGCTGGAAATATAACTACACTTCCAGTTTTTGGTTGATATCTTTTTCTTTGATATAAAAATTCAGTTTCGCCTTCTCCTTCAGGAACATCATTTAAGTATATCATCCATGTTAACTCTCTTTGTGAATGAGAAGGAGCTGCATTTTCATAATGCCATAAATGATATCCTCCACCTGGAGAAGTTTTTTGCATTTTAATATCACTGGAAAATAACCTAAGATGTTTCAATTGATCAAATTCATGTATATAATGCATTACACAAGAAGACAAAAATTGATTTATTTGATATGTAAATTTTGGATTAATATAATTCATTAAAATAGATAAGTCTTTTCTGTTTAAAGATCCTTTATATTGAATTTCTCCACGTAAACTTCCCGATTCTTCGTAATCACTAAACTCAGTTTCAACAATAGACATTCTATTATTTACAATATCTTCGAAATAATTAATTAATGTCTCACAAAAAGGAGCTGGTACAAAAGAATCCCAAACTGATATAAAATCATTACACTCGTACTTAGTTAGTTTTGAATCTAACATCAATTCAAGTGGTCTATAAGGTTGAATATTCATAATTTTTTCAATATGCCTTTATTATATATTTGATCTTGTGGAATGAGTTTATAATTGGTATTCTTCTTTGTGGTTCCATATAAAATGTTGGAGATGGTTTTTTTGTATTACTAAATGTAAATTGAGCCTCATTTAAACCAACCAAAACTTCGGATTGATTAAATTCAATTACTATAGAATCAGAATATCCACCAAGACCAAATACACTTCCACTTCCAGTAACATTTCCATATGTAAAATCTTGATTTATATCATCATATTGAACAAGACCCATAACATGACTATGTGATTTTAAAGTCCCTGGAGAAACATAAGATTGAATAGAGCAAGTAGTGGATTGAGTGTCAATTACGCCAGCAGTTTGAATTCTTCCTCCATCAATAGTACTATCAGCAATTGCATGAAAAGCTAAATTCAAAGAGTTATAATCAGTGTACCAATAATTTCCAAATGATTGTATAACTTGCCCCTCTCCAGTTGGATATGCAATCTCATTTTTGTTCAGTCCAGTAAGAGATACTTCACCTAAGAAGTCTCCAGTTATAGAAGAAGTCAAAAAATCTTCAAATTGTCCTCGAATCCATTCAGGAACTCCTGGAGATTCATCTACGTCAGGACCAGCAAATTGATTAGAAGTAAATGATTCTGCTGTTCCATAATACGCCCTAGAGCCCCAAGGAATTAAACTTTCTCCATCATCTGCCTCAACTCCACTTGTTAAGAATAAATGATCATGAGATGGAACATTTACAAATACATCAGTTAATCCACCAATAGTTCCAGTAACTTTAGATGAATCGGCAATAGTAAAGTCAGCATCACCTTGTATATTTTCTGTTCCAAATGTTCTAATTGTTCCTAAAGTAAAAAATGGGCTTGTCGTACCAGTATTTGCACCTGGATTTGATGGAAATACCTGTTCGTATGGATTATCACCAGAAACATCAACTTTGTCCACATACCACCAACCACCAGTTTCACCTACTTGAGAATTAGATCCACCCGATGTAATTGGTAAGAATTTAGAAGCACCAACATTACCATCAACAATTCCAGTTCCACAAATTCTTTTGTTTCTATAGTCAGGTACATTAAATGTAGTTATTGCTGTAGATTTATCTGTAGTTCCTGGATTATATGCAGTTCCTCCATAAGTATTACTTATAACAGCATGTAAGAATCTATATTCAAATGTGTTTAAAGCTCTACCATCACATTCAACAAATCCAGGGAATCTAGTTTCAATGTCTCCATAATCTGTGCTACTTTCCTTAAGAACTTGAAGAACTGTTCCTAAAGCATATCCATCATATTTTTTATTCTTTGTACTATACCATGTGCCAATAATATTTGTTTGATCTGGAATTGAAAGAGCAGTTCTTGCCGTCCAGGTAAATGATGGAGCATCACCAAATGTAACAGTTGTACTTACTGGTGTATCTAAACTATTGCTAGTTAATATACTCAAAGAAACAAAACTATTTTGTGATGGATCAAATGTTCTAGGACCAGCTACTGGAGTATCTGAATCAATCGAAATTAAAGAATTCGTAGATGTTATTTGTATTGGTACAGTTATAGCAGTCAATTCTACTAAAGCACTTGAAACATAACTATTTAATTTTTGTCCCGTAAGATTTGTTGGTTGACTAAAAACAGGAATTGTAATTGGTGGTCCTTCGGTTTGTATTGTCCAAGTACCAATAGTTCTTGTGCCAACTTTAATTTGCGTTTCTACAATCCCATTTTCCGATGCAGATGATGTATTGTATAGATAAATTTTATCGTTATTATTTACAAATATATTAGAAAAATTACCTATTGATCCATTAGGATTTATTTTTATTTTTGGAGTAGTGCCAGCGGTAGCAGAAACAAGAGTAACAGGTACAGCTTCTCCAAGACCGCCAATACTAGTTGGATTATTACTATTATCTATCATAACACCTTCAACTAAAGTAGAAGGTTCTACTCCTGTAACATTTACAAATAAAAATTCATTTGGTTCTTTATCCGCACCAGCATTAGTTGTAACAGTCCAAGATGTTATACCAGATCCATCTCCAATAGAAATACTAATTAATACTGGATCATTTGTTTGACTAGAAGAAAGAACTCTTAGTTGTAAATATTCTCCGTTTGATATAGTTCCAGTAGTCCCAAATGTTGCACCGTTTAAAACATCATAACCATCGCTATTTTGGGTGGTAGCATTAGAAGTTGTGATAGCAAATTCTGGAGTAAATCCTATTTTTGCCGTATTAAGCACTACATCGGCAGGACTAGTTAGACCAAGAATTTGTACTACATTACTATAGACATAAGTGTTTAAATTTTCAGATGGGGCATCAATAAAATCTGGAGTTGGTGATGGTTTATTTTCTAATGTTTGTTTTGTAGTTATAGTCCAAGTACCACTAGTAGTTCCAATATTTACAACTACTTTTGTTTCCGAAGCATTTATGTTTTGCGATTTTGCAAATATAGTAAAGAAATCTCCATTTTTTACTTTTTGTGATCCATCTGGTATTATATAATTACCAGTATTATTAATTTTTATACCATAATTATTAGTACTTGTAACTAAATTTGCTGTTATTGATATAGGAACTTCCACGTCATCAGTAAGTCCAGATATTACAATTTCACTTTCATCTGGTCTAGTTCCATCAGCATAATAATAAGCAGTATCCAATTCCGCAATCGGTATTGGTAAAAATGTAAATGGATCTGCGCCAAAATCTGCTGGTGGTACAGTTACAGACCATGTAAAAATTGCATTACCAATATAAATGTTTACAGTTTCAGTCAAACCATATAGAGAAGGAGCTCTATATTGAAACTGTAATTTTTGTCCTACATCAACATAGACTGGACCATCAGCATTTGGGCGAAATGTATATGCCATCCAAAAATTATTATTGTTATCCCAAATTATTTATTATGATTTTTCTCTAACATTTAACCAGGTATTACCATCGTCTAGACTAACCTTAATAGGTTTATCGCTTTTAATTTCTACTGGTATATCAACATCCAATATTTCTAATTCAATATCAGGAAATTTTTCTGGATCTGGAGTAAATAATGGATCTTCCTCTTTATTGCCTTCAGTTTCTGGAATACTAATATTATCTGGTTCTAGATCAATAAAAATTGTAGTTGTTGTTTGTACAGTTTCTTGTCCTCCATTTCCAATTGCTTTCATTGAGTATTTAACTTCAAATGGACCATCATCATTATATACTGGCGTTAATGTCACTTGTCCAGAGACAAGAGTT